CGAGGTAGAGATCCCGGCCGAGGGCTACCGGCTCGCGCCGGGCGAGTTCGTGCTCGCGTCCACCGCGGAGGCGATCGGGTTGGCCGGCGACGTGGCGGCCCGGCTGGAGGGCAAGTCCACGCTCGGCAGGCTCGGCCTGCTCGTGCACGCGACCGCCGGCCTGATCGATCCCGGCTTCCTCGGGCACATCACGTTGGAGGTGGCCAACGTGGGCGTCCTGGGCCTGGTCCTCGTCCCGGGCGAGCGGATCGGGCAACTCACGTTCGAATTCACCTCCTCGCCGTGCCTGCGCCCGTACGGGTCCCCGGGGCTCGGGTCGCACTATCAGGGTCAGATCGGCCCGACCGGGCCGCGGACAGCGGTCGTGGCGGACGTGGACGGGGCCGAGGTCGTGGCGGTGGCCGGATGAGCGAGCCACGCACGGTCCGCGGCGAACTGGCGCGCCTCACTCGGGGTGGCTGGACCCCGCCAGCCGACGCGCCGCTGTCCCTGCTGGACGAGGCGCGCCAGTTCGCCGCGGATCAGGTCCACATGACCCCGGACGAGATCGCGGACGCGCTCGTGGTGCGCTACGGCGGCCACTCGGGGGCCGAGCCTCCGCCCGCTCCGATGTCTGACCCGGTGAACCACCCGGCGCACTACACCTCGCACCCGTCCGGCGTGGAGTGCATCCAGGTGACCGAGCACATGGGTTTCAACGTGGGCAACGCCGTCAAGTACCTCTGGCGCGCCGACCTGAAGGGCAACGCGCTCGAGGATCTGCGCAAGGCGCGCTGGTACGTGGAGCGCGAGATCGCGCGCCGTGAGGCCTCGTCGTGAGCAGGGACAAGCATGAGGCCGAGCGGCGCATGCGGTGGTTGCATGTCGTGGCCACCTCGCCGAACGAGCGCGGCCAGCAGCACACCCGGTGTGACACGAAGATCCGCGACCGGGAGCCGAACACGGGCGCGCTGTGTCCGCGGTGCGCGGCGTGGCTGCGGATCATGAACACGCACGCCGAACGGCGGCTCCGCGCCGGCTAGGAGCGGGGCGAGGGCGGGACCGGCGTAGTCGGTCCCGCCCTCGGTCGCGACCCCCTGAGCGGTCGGGCACACGACGGACGACAACACGGGGTGTGTGTTGCGGGGTCGCCCGGTCAGTATGGCAGTGCATACGCGCGAGTTCGCAGGGGTAGGCATGGGCCCATGGCGGATCAGGAACGCGAGCGGGTACGGCGCGTGCGCTACGCGCAGCGCGAGATGGTGGACGGGCGCTTGGTCGCGCCCGGGGACGTCGCGCACGGGCGCGGGGAGACCTTCACCGACTACGGCTGTCGGTGCCACTACTGCACCCGCGCGGACCTTCGACTGCAGGAGGCGTGGGCGCGGCTCGGGTAGGGTGGTGTGCGACCAGCCGGGCACAGGGCCCGGGTAAAAGTGGTGACGCGCCGGCCAGATGCCGGCGCTGCAGCGCAGGTCGGCGAACCGGGCTCGCACCCCGGCGGTACACCTTCAGAGCAAGACACAGGTATGGCAACGGCCCCCGTCCCCGCGGGGGCCGTTGCGCTTTCCGGGGCCAGGGTGGCGATCATGGACGCGTACCCGCCGGGGAGGTTGCTCAAACGCGGCGATCATCTCAGAACGTGTTTCCGTGCGTACTGATTCACGGTTCACTCGTTAGTGTCTGCCCCGTGTTCACCGCTGCGTACTGGCGCGACCTCGCCGAGCGGGTCCTCGGGACGATGGCCGCGGCCGCCATCCCGTCGATCCCGGCGAGCCTGTTCGGCGCGGACTGGCGCGTCCTGCTCGGCCTGACCCTGTCGGCCGGCCTGGTCACGCTGCTCAAGTGCCTCGCGGCGCGTGCGGTGAACACGCCCGAGACGGCGAGCCTGGTCCAGACCTACGCGCCGGCGACGTACGTCTACCGCACCATCCCCTGAGTTTCCGTCCCCACGACGGAGGAGCACGGGCCCCGAGGTATCCGCAGCGCCCCGGGACCCGTGCTCACCACTTTCTCGGTCAAGTTCTGACGTACTGACGTACTGACGTACTGACGAATCATGTAAGATCCGCCGCGATCGGTCGGACCGGGTTTGCCCCGTAGGTCCTGACCCGGGCCGGCCGGTCGCCCGCTCCCCACGGAAGGCGCCCCCACCGCCTTGACACTGCGCGAAGAGGTTGACCGCACGGTCGCCGCGATCGACTCCGACGACGTCGACGCCGCAACCGTGGCCCTCGCGCGCCTGTACGCAGACGAGATCGACGGCGCGGCCGCCGCGCACGCCCGCGCGGCCAAGGCGGTGGAGCGGGTCGGCCGGATCAATGGCACGGACTCGGCGCTGTACGAACGCGTCGAGGAGCTCGCGGCGAAACTGTCCGCGCGCACGGCCCTGCTCTCGGTCGGCAAGCAGCTACAGGCGCTCCTGGACCAGATGCAGGCCACGCGCCACAAGCGCCCGGCCAAGGTCGCGCGCGCGACCGGCGGCAAGCTCGGCGAGCTGCGCGCGGTCAAGGGCGGGATCGCGTGACCACCGACGTGCGCCCCGGTGACTGTCTGGACGTGCTCCGCGCCATGCCGGACGAGTCCGTGGACGCGGTCGTGTGCGACCCGCCCTATGGCCTGTCGAACCTGCGCCCCGACGCGATCTCCGCCGCGCTGGTCGCGTGGGCGAACGGTGACCGCGAACGGGTCCCGGACGCCCGGGGCTTCATGGGCCGGGCGTGGGATGCGTTCGTGCCCCCGCCCGCGGTGTGGGACGAATGCCTCCGGGTGCTCAAGCCGGGCGGGCACCTCGTCGCCTTCGCCGGTGCCCGCACCTACGACCTCATGGGCCTGTCGGTCCGGCTGGCCGGGTTCGAGATCCGCGACGGGCTCCAGTGGCTCTATGGGTCGGGGATGCCGAAGTCTCTCAACGTCGGCAAGGCGATCACAGCGACAGAGAAGCACGGCGGCGCCAACAGCGTCCGCATCCGCAAGGCCCGACTGGGCGACGACTACACGACCACGGGCCGGGCGGGGAACCGTGACGGCGTCGGCGGTCCGGACGCGAACCGCCTCGGCGACGACCCCACCCGCTACGTCGAGACCGAGCTAACGGAGAACGGCGAACGCTGGTCCGGCTTCGGCACCGCGCTCAAGCCCGCACATGAGCCGATGGTGCTGGCCCGGAAACCGTTCCGCGGCACGGTCGCGCGCAACGTCCTCGCGCACGGCACCGGCGGGCTCAACATCGACGCCACGCGAGTCGGTGGTGAGGGTGGCCGCTGGCCGGCGAACGTGATCTTGGACGAGCACGCGGCCGCGGTCCTCGACGAACAGGCGCCCAGCGCGGGCGGCGGGTTCGGCGTGCGGGGGTCGGGCGGCCAGAGCGTGATCTACGACCACGGCCGAGGGTTCGCCCAGTCGCTCAAGGAAACCGGGCAGACCGTCGGTTATGGCGACTCCGGCGGCGCGTCCCGGTTCTTCTACTGCGCCAAGGCCCCGACCTCGGAGCGGCCGAAGGTCGACGGGCAGGGCTGGCCGACGGTCAAGCCACTCTCCCTCATGCGCTGGGTCGTCCGACTCATCACGCCCCCGGGCGGGACCGTGCTGGACCCGTTCGCCGGCACGGGCACCACGTTGCAGGCCGCCGAGCAGGAGGGCATGCACGCGATCGGGATCGAACGCGACGAACTCGCGTTGCGCCTGATCGCCGCCCGGCTGTCCGCCTCGGTCGGTGCCGCGTGATCCGCGCGTGGTGCGAGCCGTGGCGCCTGGCCTTCGGCCTGGCCTACCTCGCGGCCGGCGCGATGCTGCCGGCCCGAGCGCCGGCGTGGGTGCTGCCGGCATGACCGCCGTCCTGGACGCCCCCGCGACCGAGGTCCTCGGGTCCACGACGCCGCGCCTGTTCACGCCCCCGGTCGTGACCGGGCCGCCGGGCCCGTGCGGGTGCGGGTGCGCGCTCACCCCCGAGACGTCCCTCGGCTTTCAGGCAGTCCAGTTCGCGGAGACCTGCGTCGTGGACACCCGGACCGGGCGCCTGGTCCGACTCCTGCCCTGGCAGCGCTGGTGGCTCATCCACGCGCTCGAGACGCGCCCGGACGGGTCGTTCCGGTTCCGCACCGTGCTCACGCTCGTGAGCCGGCAGAACGGGAAAACGATCCTGCTGCGGATCGTGACCCTGTGGTTCCTGTTCCTCGGACACGGGCAACTCGTCCTCGGCGCGGCACAGGACCTCAAGACGGCGAAAGAATCATGGGAGGACGTCTGCCGCACCGTGCGGGCGTCCCCCGAGCTCGCTGACGAGGTGGACCTCACCCCGGGTCGCGGGGTCAAGACGGGCGCCGGGTTCGAGACGCTCGAGACGCTGTCCGGGGCCCGGTACAAGATCACCGCCACGAACGGGTCCGCCGGCCGCGGCCTGTCCGTGGATCTGCTGATCCTGGACGAGTTGCGCGAGCAGCGCACGACCGAGGGATGGGCGGCCCTGTCGTCCACCACGATGGCGCGCCCGAACGCGCTCACGGTCGGGATCTCCAACCAAGGCGATGACGAGTCCGTCGTGCTGAACACGCTCCGCTCGGCCGCGCTGGCGGAGGCCGATCCGCGACTCATGCTCGCGGAGTGGTCTGCCCCGGACGGGTGCTCGCTCGACGACGTCCAGGCGCTCGCGCAGGCCAACCCAGGGTTGGGGCGCACGATCACGCTCGAGGCCCTCGCGTCGGCGCGGGCCACGTCCTCGCCGATGGATTTCCGCACGGAGAACCTGTGCCAGCGGGTGGACAAGTTGGACGCGGCGATCGACCCCGAGGCCTGGTCGGCGACCGCGGACGGCGCCCTGACCCTGGCCCCGCACCGGTCCCGGTTGACCTACTGCGTTGAGGTGTCGCTCGACGGGTTCACCGTGCTGGCCGCGGCCGCGCTCACCGACGACGGGACGGCGGTCGCGCAGGTGGTCAAGACATGGGAGACCGCGATCGAGGCGCGCGACGAGTTGCGGCACAAGTTCGCCGAGCACACCCCGCGCGCGGTCGGTTGGTATCCGGGCACTACGGCCGAGGTGATCGGCGCCGAGCTGCACGACCAGCACGGGAAGACGATCGGTCAGTGGAACGTGCCGCGCACCGAGCTGCTCGAGCACGCGCCCGGGGTCGTGGACCTGTCCGGCCGGGACGTCATCGCGGTCTGTGAGGGTCTCTCCACGGCCGTGTCCGGTCGGCGCTTCCGCCACCCCGGCCATGCACTGCTGGACGCGCACGTGGCCGCGGCGACGTGGAAAGACATGGGCAACGGGCGCGTGTTCGCCCGGCGCGGCGCCGGGCGCGTGACCGCGCTCTACGCGGTGGCCGGCGCGGTGGAACTCGCCCGCCGGCTGCCGCTCCCGAAACCCCGACTGAAGGCGCGGATCTTTTGATGACACCGAGCGTTGGGCGAATTGTCCACTACCAGACTCGCGGATCCGCGGACGGCGCGTACCCGCCCACCTGTTTCGCCGCGATCGTGACCGCCGTGTGCCCCGAGGACCTCGGCCCGGACGAGGGCGAGCCGGGGCCGTGCGTGGATCTCGTGACGTTCGGCCCGGACGGACTCCGGTTCGAGCACCACGTGGGCTACGGCGAGGACCAGCGCGCCGGCACTTGGCACTGGCCGGAGCGTGTGGCATGAGCGGCCGTCGTGAGTTCCGTCGGTGGGTCCCGCTCACCGTCCAGGCGATCCTGCTCGCCGGCACGATCGCCGGCCTGGTCCGGCTCGCCGGCCTGGAGTGGGCCCTGTTCGTCGGGTGCGGCACGGCGCTCGTGATCGCGATCCTGAACGACCTCGGTCGGCCCCTGCCCGCGCCGGCGCCGCGCCGGGCGTCGCGTTCCCCCCTGGACGGTGAGTGATGCCCACACGCGCGCAGCGGGTCCGCGACCGGGTCCGCAATCTCGTCTACACCGGCACGGACACCGTGACCGGCGACTCACAGTCCTGGACGATCGTGACCGACGGGGGCGGCCTGGCTCCGGACTGGGTCGACGGGACCAGCAAGGGCGCCTATCGGGGCGGGATGGCGCTGGTCGGGTGCTGGCGCGCCGCGCGGCTGCAGGCGTCGATCCTCGCGACCGCGCCGTGGGATGCGTACCGGATGCGCGACGGCTACCCGGAAAAGGTCACGCCGGCGCCGATGATCCTCGAGCGGCCGGCCCCGCCCGAAGTCCGAGTGGACACCTTCAGCGCCTGGCACCTGGACCTCATGTGGCACGGGAACGCGATCGGGATCTTTACCGCGCTGGACCGCAACGGCGTGCCGGCCGCGGTCGTGCCGGTGCCCGCGGACATGGTCATGGTGGAGCGCACCGGGCCGCAGACGCCCGGTTGGCCGGTCGGCGCCGTGCGCTACTGGGCCGGCGGTCGGTGGTGGCCTTCGGACCGGGTCATGCACATCAAGGGCCTGCACCGGCCCGGCGAGCTGCGCGGCATGGGGATCCTGGAGGTGCACACCGGCGGCGCGCTGAAACTCGCGGCCAACCTGCAGCGCCAGGCCTCGGACGTGGCCGAGCACGCCGTCCCGTCGGTGACGATCCAGTCCGATGACCCGGAGATGACCGAGGCGGAGGCGGCCGCGCTCAAGGCCGCGTATCTCGCCTCGCAGCGCTCCCGCTCGCCGATGGTGCTCAACCCGAACACGTCGATCACGCCGCTCGCGTGGAATCCGGATGAGTCGCAACTGATCGAGGCTCGGCAGCTGAGCCTGGTGGAGCAGGCGCTCCTGTTCGGCCTGGACCCGTCGTGGCTCGGCGCCGCGCAGTCCTCGCGCACGTATTCGAACGTGGAGACCGAGGCGATCAACATCGTGAAATTCTCCGTCATGGAGCATTTCGCCCGGTTCGAACAGGTGCTCTCCGCGGCCCTGCCGCGCGGCCAGTGGGTGGAGGCCAACCTCGACGCGATCCTGCGCGGGGACACGCTGAGCCGCTACCAGGCGCACCAGATCGGCATCCAGGCCGGCTTCCTGACCGACGACGAGGTCCGGGCGATCGAAGGCCTCCGCCCGCTCACGCCCGAGCAGCGCGCCCGGATCGCCGAGTCCCGCAAGACTTCCCCCGCGCCGGCGGACGCGTCCGGCGCCAACTTGAATCCTGCCGACAACGGCGGGGCCGGCGCGGGGGAACCAACCAAGGAACCGGCCAAGGGCGGTGACGCGTGAGCCACGCCGCGGACATCCTCGCCATTGACGGGATCCAGCGTCCCGAGGACGTCGTGACGATCGCGGCCGCGGCCGGGCTCGGGCTCGCGCACGCGGCCACCCTGCTGCAGCAGGAATCCGACGGCGGGCACAACGTGTGGGGCCACGACGGCGTCCCGACGGCCGGTGCCTACGTCAAGGGCGGCCCGGTGACCGAGGCGAACTATGCGGCCTATCGGCTCGCGCTCGCCGCGGGCACGGCCGGCCGGCAGGGGTGCGGCCCGACGCAGCTCACCGCGGCCGACTTTCAGGACCGGGCTGACCGGCTCGGCGGGTGCTGGCGGTGGGAGGTCAACGCCCGCGTCGGGTTCGAAACCCTGGCCGGCTACCTGCGCCGGTTCGGCCCCCGGGACGCGTTCGTGGCCTACAACGGCGGCACCGGCGCGATCCACAACCCGAAATCTCCCGCGCAGGCCTACGGCGACCGCGCCGTCAAGCGCCTCGCCTGGTGGTCGGCTCGCCTCGCCGGCACGACCACCGGCCCGATCCCGACCGTGGAGGACGACATGCCCTATACCCCCGAGGACCTGACCCGGATCGTGCGCGATGCCGTGTGGGGCACCCTGCTGCCGGACCACTACCGGGCCGAGGGCGACACCGCGGA